GTTTGGATAGCACAAATTTCTTCAGCCATAGAGTTACACACTTCATCCATAACCTTTTCAGGAAATGGTTCTGGTGTGATGCTCCACTTTTGCACACCCCTCTTCAAGATATCGACTTTTTCTTCAAGTCTAGGATCCTGATTAGAAAGAGCTGAAGGCTCAGTATTATGCGGGAAAATCGCGTCATGCAATGGTGATGGTAATATATCGGTCTTAGTGGGCGAATGTACCATATGAGAGCTCTTACCTTCGCAATAAAGAGTTCCCGTTAGTCCTTGTTTAACTATCTCATCCTTTGTGACATACAATTCAGCACACTCTTTGACTGTAGACTGCGCCATTCCTACACTTACAAAATCAGCTGACAGAGCGTTCTGGGCTCTCTTCACCTGTGAACGTGTGACCAAGGAACCTACTCCACTTTCATATGCTTTGTCGCCTGCTACATGAATGGCGACAATAACTGGCTGGGCTCCATCATCCAAAATGACAGGACCTCCACAGTCTCCAAAACTAGAATCTAGGGCATAGTAGATGGTGTCAGTATATCCTTTCATCTCTTCTTTTCCATTCTGGGAAATTTCATACTTTATGTAAACATTCTTGTCAGTAATAGTTGTTATAGTTTTACTAACATCATGTGTTAACTTGTCGTACTGATAGAAAACTACACGGGCTCCTTTTCGTGATGGATTGTCATCAGAAAAGTGACCTGTAATATCGCGGCGAGGATGCGTTATGTCGTGCGGTAAACGGTAGACACACACATCTTTGTCTTCAGAACCGGAAAGCTTGCACAATCTCTTCTTCTCAAAAGGAAACTTGATGCTCGTTGCTTCCACACTGAGTTCTCGTATTTGTATCATAGTACCTTCTGGCACATATCCGTCACAATCTCCATGGAAAAAATGGTCCACTGTCAATATATCTTGGGCTCCGATGAAAAGACCATTGACCCATTGAATGCGTTCGCCTTCTACTCGATTAAGGTGGATCATGTTTTTGCGAATTACATTCCTCTCTCCCCGGTCAGCCTGCACAATTACTTTTCGGGTGACTTTTGGTGTGTTTGTTTCTCCAGAATGAGCTTCAACCTGGAAGTGTCCTGTTAGGTGAAGGTACGTTGTTAGCGCACAGCCAACAACAACTAGACCAGACACCAAAGATTTCCAGGAAAAACGACCCGCAAAAATATCTAGAACAGAATCTATCAGGGTCGTCACAGCAAAAGTCATACCGAAAATAGATACGCCTGCTATAGCTAGTGAACTCCAAGCAGCAGCAGCTCTATAAATGCCACCAGACTCTCTCTTAATAGTTCGAGGAACATCTCCAAAAGAAATCTCTTCATCTGATTCATCATATTCTTCTTCCTCGCTTTCGCCACTCTCATCATTCTCAGTTTTGACAGTGTTGTCCTCAGATGGCCAAGCATATTGAGCCAAGTTAACTTTAATAGTCTCTTGTTGCACCTTAGTTGCTTCGTATTTCTGCCTAATGTATTTTTGAGCTTCATATACAGTCATGGTGTCAGCAACTTCCATCAACGCTAAGTAGGAATGTTTCAAGGCAAGATTGATAGGTACAAAATGTGTCTGATTGTCAGGACCAATCTGGGCACGCAATGCGCACTTGTTGAGTCTTCTCTGTATTGCATCACTGGACACCAAAGTGGTTGGTGTTATAGTCTCTAAATTTGATAAACATACTACAATAGGAGCTTGCATTGTGGTACCTTTAACTCCCACTTTGCGCGCCAGAGGTCCAGCTTCTATCGAAGGCATATCCAAAACCATCTCAGCCACAGATACCAAATTTATGAGTTCTAGAAGATCGCGTTCCTCACGTGACTGAGCAAAATCATCATATAAGATCACCTGATGTTTGTAGGGATCATAACCACTCCATTCTTCGACACCTGGATTTCGGGTGAAAATAAGATCTCTGATCTGATCAATAGATTTCCCTGGAAATAGCGGTGCTAGAAGAGCCGGTGCTAGTGTAGATTTCCTTGTCCCTGGTTTTCCTGTGACAAAGATACAGAAGGGTTCTTTGCGGGGTTGACTCTCGGGATCTAACTCGGAGTTCAACTTACGCAATAGTGTCAAGAATTCTTCACTCTTCCGAGATGGACGCAATTTCTTGCTTTCAATATCTATAACAGCATCAGCAAACAATCTAGAAGCGAGCTTGCGCTGTTCATTCACGGCGACCGGTTGCTGATCTTGTAAGCACATCACACGTGTCAAGCTAGCTGCTTGAAGAGCCAATGATATTGGTGACTCTTTCAGTTTCAACTGTTGAGCTATATATCCCTCTGCCGTCCTTTCCACAAGGAAATCTTGAATAAAATTAGGCAAGAACCCAATAATGAGAGAAAAGATCGTTCCAAGATTCTTCCCTGTTTGAAAGATAGCATTAAAGTTCTTCGCATGGTTAGCCATAGTGCCAACATTCCACATTTTCCGCGAGAAGCCGAGAATATTGCTCACAAAGTCAACAAACTTTGAGAAATAATCGGAGCAAAGCCCTCTGGCTGTAGAAGAACAACCACCTTGCTTTTCAACAACATTGTCAAGTCGAATACCAAGCAGTTCGTAAAGCCATTTAAAGTGTCTCAACTTGCTATGTTGCGTGACAGTTTTCAGACCTAAAACACGAGCAAACTCATTAAATATACCCAAGTGTTTGAGAGTAACAACAATCTCCAAACCAATTCTAGCGTAGTTGACATTGGTTCCAAAGAACAAGTCTCGAAGCGCCATACCTAAAAGAACAGTCTCCAAGGGATTGGCCAGGACAGTTTCAAAGAGAAACTTGATGCCGTCCAAAAGACCATTAAAGGCTGATTTAACAACCCTGCGTACAGAAAAAGCGTTCCAATACTTACGCATGGAATCTTTCATCTCTTGGAGTTTGGACTTGATAGTTGCCCAAGCTGAAGCAAGACTAGATTGAACTCCACCTTGTTTCTCAACAATGCGGGCTTCTCCAGTTGTTTCAGGTACTTCTTCCTTGCGCACCTCCGGTATTACAGCCGTAATATCAAGGGGTGCTGCATTCTTGAAATCTCCTCTCTTACCTTTGGGTGGCTCTTTCTTATCCGAGGATGCTTCCAATGGAGGGAAGAGCTCATCATCAATATAGATCTTATTCTGTTTTGAAGAGAACCTGGGTTTTCCTTCCCACTGACGTGGCTTGTTTTGCTTGAAGAAAACTCTCATGTATTGAGCCATGCTCATTTGCTTTTCAGAACCGCAGACACACACTTCCTGCCATATATTGAACTTATCATAGTAGTAGGTGGTGAAATGGCAAAACTTACATTGTTTGATATCACACAAGCAATCTTTGCGATTCACGGTATGGAGTAAACTCCTACCGCAATTACCGCATGGTTCTAAAAGATTTTCGCCATAGTGTTCCAAGTGGTGATCACACGAAGGTGTTAGGTGTGTCACTTCTTCATTGTTCCAATTAGGTGTAAAGACATTAAAACGCTTCCCATGGGGACACTTATGCTTCTTATTATACCAGAAAATCCTCTCGGAAGTAGACAAATTGGTCTCTTGGTCATAGTTGAGATATTTAGAAATATTGTCGTACAACTTGGGAGGTGGAGCATGAGGATGTCTGGCAGCATACTCCGCACGAGCCTTAGCTTTAAGCTTTCGATTAGAATTTTTGGTGGCAATGAAAGTTTCATCTGTCTTAATTTCTTTCATTTTCTCCTCCAATTCTGCAACTTGTGCTTCACGTTTCTTATGTTCCCTGTGTCTGCGAGCGTTGCGTTTGTTTCGAACTTCATCAGCTGTGTCCAAATCGTAAAATTTATCTTCTACTGGTCTATCTACAAGCTTGCGTCTCTCTTTGAGTTCTTTGTTGTGTGGTTCCTCTCCACTCTGGCGTATAACAAGGCGAGCTTCCTCCAAATTCGGAGCATAGGATCTTGGAATATGTTCGTTTTCCACTGATCCTGTGCAGCCAAAATCTTGTTCAATTCGAGTTTCTGTATGCAGAGTTTCCAAGGGATAAATGACGAAATCGCCATCTACATCTGGAATCCATTGGTGTCCAATTTCTCCGCTACACTCAAAAGTAAGCAGGAAAGAATATTCTGGCAAGTTGGAGGTATAAATTTTGGAAGCAGGTTTCGACATTGTGGATGATGGTTCAATGTCCCAACAAGTGTATCTATAATTATCAGATTTCTTGTAAATATTTTTGTAGACGGGTGGTTCATAATATAGGTAGAAATCAAATCCTCCACTAAGAGCGTGGTCAAGACAAAGACGTGTTATGTCTCTATCACACAAAAGCGAGTGGTCTTGTGAATACAAAACAAAATGAGGTAGTCGTGTCCAAACTTCCTTGGGAAATTGGGAAATTTGAGTTGGGTAGGGATTCATCATTACGAGAGCTTTATGAGATTGGATATTTTGAGATTGTAACTCTAGATCAGTACTTTCTGTAAATAAATATTTATCTAAATAAGTTTCCATATTTGTTATTGGTTCTGTCTCCGTATGTGTACAACATGGGAATGCAGAATGCAAATTCTCTGGGAAGGATCGTGGTAAGCCGGAAATCAAGTGGGTCGTTTGGCAGTTCATATTATCGTTAGCAATATTTTCAAAACTTTTTTCCATATTTATTGACGGTTCAGTCTCCGTATGCGGAAAGCATGGGCATGCTGAATGCGTGTTCTCTGGACAGTATCTCGGTGAGCCTTTAGTCAAATGGGTCGTTTGTAAAATCATTAAATCGTTAGCGGGGTTTCGAAAAGAAGTCTCCATAGTGGTTTCATGTTTCTAAAACTTATGCGTGAGCATGGTCATATAGAATAACATTGTCTGTGGATAAGAATCGCGGTGAGCCTTAAGTAGGTCTATCATGTGTAAAATCATAAAATTGTTTGCGTAGATCAAAAACAGTATAGGTCCGGTTAATGGGTTGGGTCTTATTCCTGGTAGGCTTATCGTTCCTAGCGGGACGCATAAAGCGGCACGTGTCGTTTAGAAGAGTGGTAAGTGGGGGATTCCCAC